CTATAGAAACGTAGTACTAGCCGTTTAAACGGCGCAGCTACTTACTTGGCTGTTTCCCGTGATTACCTTCCGACTTGGCGCGCGAGTCTTCCTCGCCGTTCACGTCGAGCGTGGGAGCGTCACCGAGCGGGATGTCGATTTTATTGGCAGCACCTTGAGGGTCGCCACCGTAGATTTCTTCATTGAGTTTCGGCATAGTTAGCTCCTTAGTGGCCGTAGCTAGTCAAGATGCAGGCGAAGGTGGACACGTTGACCGCGTTGGCCACTTCGACGCCAGTGGTGGTGACGAATAACTGCAAGTTACCGTTCGCGGGGTTAGTAGCGGCGTACCACGTCTGCGGCGTGCCCATCGCGTCGGCGTCGATGCTGTAGAAGCCGATGGTGGGCGGGAGGCCGGTGCCCAAGCTATCGACCTCGAATGCGTTGAAGCCGAATAGCGCGGGGAGCACGGGGTAGCCGCCAGTGGGATAGGAGGCGTCGCCTACTGCCTTGACGACAACCTCATCACACTGGCCTTGGCCCCGGTAGACTGCAAGTTTGGTTGCTGTGAGCGCCATCGCTTAACTCCCCGTCTGTTCAGTGTACGAGTTGGGATAGTCGCCGCGAGACGGGGGACCATCCTGCGCGTACGTGAAGGTCGAGCTGGCCCCGCTGCCGAGAGCAGCAGCGGTAGCCATATCGGCGCTGAGAAGGGCGAACACGAGCTTGATGCCGCCGTTCGGGTCTTGGACGATGAACTGGAAGTTGCCACTGCCAGTATTTTTCGTCACTTGGACTACGCGGGCTAGGACTGTAGCTGGCATGGCTTAGTACCCCACCGGAACTGCAAGCCCATTCAACTTCACGTGAGCATTAGGTACGTAGGTACCTAGGTTTCCCCTGAGCAGGAGGAACGCCACGAACGCATCGGTGTATTGCCCGGTGGTCGCGGAAGGCACCTGCCGTAGGACGGAGCCGGTGCGGTCGTCGAAGCTCAACTCACGAGCGACGACCTTGAACATCACATCCCTATCAACGAAGAAGATGTGGTCCTTGGGGCAGTCGGTATCGACAATCCACGGGAAGCCTTCCCATTCGACGGCGTTGAAGCCGAGGTCGAGCTTCTTGTTGGCGTCGTTGAACCGCTTGAGGGTCCAGCCCATGTCCATGTATGCGTGGAGCTGGGCGGGGTGGGAGAGGATTTCCAGCGACGGGGAGACGCGGCCTTGCAGGATTTGCACGGTCGCCAGCGAGCGGCGCAGGTGGTCGCGGGCTAGCGCGGGGCTACCCGAGAGGGCGATGACTCCAGCATTATACTGGGCGTTGGTCGCGCGGTTGATGTTCTGGAACGTGGAGTTAATCGTCCCGTTGTCTAGAATAATCTTCAAGCCACTGATGACGTTGTTGAAGGAGTCGGAAGCGCCGGGCGTGCCGGTGATGGTCACGATGTCGCCGCTCGCGGTGGTGAAAGCGACGTTGGTCGGGCCAATGACGAAGGAGGTCTGCGTCGCATCTTCAATCGCCCCCGTGAGAGATACGATGGTGCCGGTGCCGCGCACGACGGAGGTGGAGCCGACGTGCACCGCGACCTGCATACCAGCGCGCAGATAGTGCGTGCCCTCGATGGAGCCAGATGCCACGAGGGTAGCGTTGGCCGCGATGCTGGTAAGCACGGCGGTGCCGAGCGTAGCGAGCGTCCCGGTACCATCACCGAACGCATAGATATTCATATACTTGATAGCGTTGATGGTAGCCATCTTCAGGTTGAACGAGAGGGCGCGGGCGTACGTCACGGCATCGTTGCCAGCAGCGTCGAGCGCAGCACCCGTAATCTGCACGCTCTCTTGGAACGTGAAGAAGTTCACCAGTGCGGACGCGAGCTGTTCGCCGGAGCCGGTGACGAGGTTGCCACCGTCGCTAATCCAGTTGAACGCGGCGTTGGGCTGGAGATGTGTTGGAATTTCCATGCCCCTATTGGAGATTGGAATTCCTTTCCCATCTGCATAGCGGTTCCAAAACACGGCTGCCGTATTGAACTGTTTAGAGATGCGGGGGTTGAAGTAAATCTTCGACAACGGCTGGGCCGAAGTCAAGTTAAAGGCTGCCATATCAATCACTTACGGGAATGTGTCCCGTTCCTTTGGTTGATTTTACTTACCTTGCTCTAGTATTCGCACTAGAGGCCCCTCATCCCACAAGTCTTCCGTCTTCACTCCCGTCACGTCATAGAAGTCCTTCGGTAGCTCGACCGGACCCCCACTAATCTCGGGGAATGCACTGCTGACGGAGCGCTCGCGGGCCTTCGATGCCGCAGTCACAGCCGCGACACGGTCCTGCACGAGTCCTTCGACGATGCTCTTGAAGCGGGTCGGTACGTCCACAAAGTTACCGTTGTAGACGCGCTTGACGGCGTTCGGGTCACTGGCCAAGTCGTTGCTCAGCTTGCCCTTGATGAGTTCCTTCTCGTAGTTCGTGAGGGGAACTTTATCGACGGGAAGCTGGCCGAATAGGTCATCGACGCGGGCGTTGTAGCGGGCCTGCACCTGCGCTTGCGCGCTGGCGGCGGCTGCTTGCTGCGCCTGAGTCTGGAACCCGTTTACCTTCTCGCTCAGTTCGCCAATCTTCGCTAGAAGCTCGGCGTTCGGGGCATCTTTAGTACCACCTGTCGCTGTTGAATCACCCTTGCTATAGCGGTCCACGTAGAGCTTGGAGAGCTTATCGAGGAAGTTCTCACCTGCTCCGGGGTTAGTGCGCTCAAGCGAACGGATGAACTCCTGCGGGTCGTTCTCAACCATATAGCGAATGGCAGCAAGCGCCTGTGGTGCTTGAAGTACGTCATTCACTTGGTCCTTGCCAATACCGCTATCGAGTAGCAGCTTGCCAAGTTCCGCCGCGTCCCTATCCGCAACCTCAACCGGGGTCGTGGTGGCAGCAGCGGTCGTGCTCGCAGCCGCCGCAGTGTCGGTCATTGTGGTAGCCGCCGACGCTACGGTAGTGTCCTTCAGAGTTGCTGTAGCAGCTTCACTCATACTTTAATCCTCTCATGTCTCAGTGACTAGTCAAGCTCAAGTTCTAGCGAATCTCCCCGTTGGTCACAAACCCGTGCCAATGCCCGGATTTACTGGCATCTAGACTAGGAGTAACGGAAATCGTGTTGAAGTCAGAGTTACTAAACACCCACGCTGAATCTTCCTTACATGGGGCTATAATCATCGGCCATTCTTGCCCATACTTAGCCTCGAACCACGACTGCTCCTCAACAAAAGTACAAACTACATTCTTAACTGATAGAAGCACAGTTTGACAGTGTGGACACTTGAAAACAAACATGTTAGGAGTAACCCACTCGGGAGATAGCTCAGTTAACTTCATGTTTGCCTCTGCACATGCGCCCCGTTACCCGAGGACGGCTGTGGGCGGTGCGGTTTAGCCGCCGCGCCCTGAGTCGCCCGCTGTTGCCGCTTCTGGGCGCTCTGAGGCACCTGCCCTCCGTTCTTCCCTGCCTGCGGTTTGCCCTTGTCCCCTCCGCCACCACCGGGCTTGGCCGGACCTTGTGCACCCTGCGGCTGCTGGCCGGTCGCGGCCTGCGCGCTTCCTCCCGCTCCTTGAACGACTGCCTGCATCTGCCCCTGCTTCATCATGTTGATAATATGCGCTTGGGCGTGCTGTAGTACCTTCTGGAACAGGGGGTCTTGCTGGGCGAGCGCATCCATCCCCTCGTCGCTGTTCATCCAGACGCGGCAGATGTCAATATGCACGGCGTCGTTATCACGGATGAGCATGGGCATGGGCTGCTGGCCCTGCTTGAACTGCTCAATCTCCTTCCACTGCACCTTCGCGTCGTCGTAGAAGGCGTCCAGTTCTAGCGGAAGGTGGAACAGCTCCATCATCTTGCGCTTCACGCGCGGGTCCTGCGGGTCCAGCGCGCCGCTCGCCACGGCCTGCGAGAATGCGTCTTGCTGCGTCGGGTCGATGGGCATGACGCGCGACACAATCGTAAACTTATCCATATCGAGCGCGGCACCGCGCATCTTCTCGAACTCCCACCTGCCGTTAATTCCCTGCACGGCATGGATGCGGTCGTCCAGCCAGTTCTCGGCGGCGAGCTTGAGCACCTGCCGCGCCCACACTTCATCACTCGCCTTCCATAGCATCAGGTTGGGGAGCATCGAGTCGTCGGACTTCGCGGCAGCGGACTCCTGCCCCCCGAACGTATTCACACCCGGCTCATGCTGGCCTACTGCGGCGGGTGAGACGTGCGAGTGGAACTGCATGTCCGCGAGGTGCGCAGCGCGCCATTGCCATGTCTCGTTGCTGAGCGGGCTGGATTTGATTTGGCCGAACGAATCGGAGATAGGGCGGCCCGCGCTCTTGGCTTCGATGATGGTCGAAGGGTCATTCAGTATCTCGTTCTTGTCGATTCGCTGCGAGTCAATGACCAATAGCGGAGCGGAATTATAGCCTTGGTTGCGGGCAATAAGTCTATCTGTCTCGTCCAGCTTAAGCTGGGATGGAATGATGTCATCATCCCCATCACCCCAGATACGGCCCGGAACTGGAGTGTATACGTAGTGGGTCCAGTGGTCTTCAATCGTATCATTCGATGCCTCCAGTAGCGTGTCGCCGGTCTTGCGGATGTATAGCCCATCGGGGAACTTCTTGATTAGCTCCTTGTCGAAGAAGTAGGTGGAGGGGCGGAGCCACGCTTCGACGAGCAATGCTTTGGCGGAGGCCGTTGCGCGCTCATACCACGCAGCATACTGCGTCGGGTCGCCGGGGAGGTCCGCGAGAGATTGGAGGTAAATGAGGCCCAAATCGCCGCCCGTGCTATAGGCTTCTCCCCCGCCCTCATCGCCGCGCGGCGCAAGCTGTACGTCAGGATGAGCAGCCTGCAAAGCCAGCCGGTCAACCACGCGATTGCGGACAAGGAAAGGAGCAAAGCGCAGGCTATAAGCAGAAGAACGTACATACATCTCCAGTGGGTTCACTATCTCGGTGACGACTTCGCCCTTTGGGTACGTGACCTTGCCGGTCTGGAAGGGCATCCGCGACACGACGGCGGGAGTGTGCTGCTGAATCTGGGCACCGCACTGGGGGCAGTTGCCGAACTGGCCTTCCATCGGGCCACACTGCGCGCACACTGAGCCGGGCGGCGACATCACCACGTCGCTATCCTCGTACACGGGCTGGGTAACGGTGCCGTAGCGAGGGTCCTTGCTGTAGTAATTAAAGCGGAAGGAGTTGCCGAAGAGGCGCAGGTTCTGCGCTTCCATCACGCGGATATAGTCATACTGCACGGTACGCTTGATAATCTCCAGCGCGGTGCGGGCGGCCTTGGCGGCAGCCTGCGCGTCAGCATCGTCGTTACTAGGAACGGGTTCCAGAATCGGGGCGTTCTTCAAGTAGGCCTTCATCCCATTGTGGATG